TTGCAGCCTGATTAGCGGCGCGTGAACCCTCAGTCAGAGCGATAGTCAGAGCGCGCTCGGGTGAGGAGAGTGAGCTTTCAATCATGTCTGCGAGCTGGTTAGGGCTTGCGCCGATAGCGATGCCGTCTGCTAATCGTGATCCCAAAAGGTCGTAGCTGGTTTTCTTCATGTCCAGCGATTTAATCTTGATGCCATTGAGCAGCTTCTCTAGCCCGCCGGGTGGTTTGAGCAGGGCGGCAGCGGCAGGGTTGCCGGGGTTCCATGTACCCCAATTCACCGTGATCTGTAATGCGCTCACGGCAAAGGCGCTCGGATTCCAGTTATGTGGGGGTTGCTTAGCGGCCTTGCGCTGGCGTAGTTGCTTACCAAACGCCTCATAGGTTGATGCCACGCCTGTTACATACATTACTGCGTAGTGCTGACGGATAGCTGACTCTAAAGCGGTGTGGTCGAGTGTCACATTATGCAGAGCCCATGCGCGCGCGCGAGCGCGGTCTTGTGAGATGAACTCGCTAACCGTGGGGTGGGTCTGCATATATCCCGTGATGACCTCACGAGCATTGACCGACTTCACCAAGGCCGCGCGTATTTTCACGGCGCTACTTGCTGCTAAGCGCCCATCTACTTGATGGACACCGAGGGTCATGTCAGATATGCCTTCGCCAGCGACTTAGCGGTTTCCATATCGCCATCGAAATAGCAGCGGTTGAGCGCATCTCCCACGATGGGGTCTAGGGCGTTGAACTCGAACTGACGAGCGCGCTTGCCTTTGCTTGCCCATTTGAGAAATGCCTTGACCTCTGATGCGGCTTCTTTTGCCATATCAGGAGTGCCGAGCCAGACAGGGACTTGATCCATGCCGAGCAGCCACATTGCGAACAGGCGGTGATGGCCGTCAATGATGATGTTTTTCTCGCCATCGTTATAAACCAGCGGATAATTACGGTATGGGGTGAGAGCCTGCCCCATGGACTCAATATGGTCAGCGACATTGTCGCGGTCTAAGCCGGTGTCCGTGCCGTATAGCTCCTTGACATTGACGAGAGTGAGGACTGCCTTTTCCCAGACATCTGGGCTGACGGGATAGTCTCCGTTTTGCGTTTCCACTATAGGCCAAGGGCTAGATACAGAGTCAGCTATCTGCTCAGGGCTATCCGACATCGGATGGTCTCCTGCGGCGTTAGGAAGAATCTTTAAGCGAGAGAGCGCATCCTTAACTTCTGCCTTAGATGGTACGCCAGCCTTTTGGAAGTCAGGCTCGATTTCTTTTGGTGGCTTTACCTCCGAAGTGCCGTCATTGCCGTCACTAGGTGCAGGCTTTGTCGGGGCCATAGGATCTAACTCGTCTTGGACATTCTCCACGCCAGCGATAGGAGCTGCTGCATTGACGATTCCCTCTGGCGAGAACAAGAACACGCCGTTGCCGGCAACGAGGATAGGCTGGTCGGCTGCTGGGGTATCCAGAAGCGGAAGGCCTAGCTCAGAGCGGCGCTCGTTGATGGTCTTAGTACCACCGCGCAATTCGAGGTCTGACTTCTTAGCAGCTTCCTCGTTGTCGCGGATTTCTGACACCATGAACTTAAACTCTAGCTCGCGTGGCATACCGAGATAGGTGTAGGAGATATTCGTCAGCATTTTAGAAATCCATTGAGCGAGAGGAGCTACGCCGATAGATTGCGCCGCTTCCGCTTCGCCTTGTTGGTGACCCGAAGCTCCGAGTCCACCCTTTTGTGAGAAGCCAATCTCGGTAGGCAGAACGCCGAAGTGTCCGGTGATAGAGGTGATGAGGTACTCATCGAGCGCGGCCTTAAACTTCTCGCCGTAGCCCTCATAAAACTCAGGCTTAAGTCCTGCGGGCAGGATGAGTGCGCGCTTGCGCTGCTCGGTCTGTCCTGCGAGGTTGTCGTTAATAATGTTTTCATACTGCTTCATCACTAGCGGATCATTACCGAAGTCGGCATCCGAGGTCAGCATCATCTCTGGGGTTACGCCATCGGTGTATTCAGCGCGCAGCCATTGCTGACGGCGTAGGTAAAGGTCGGCTAGGGGTAGGCAACGCTCGACCGGTGATGAGCCATAGACAGAGTTAGCTCTGCGGTTGCGGATGAAGTAAGAAAGATCGTCTGAGGTGAACTCGCCGTCTGCCTGTGGGTCATCCGAATTAGCCATGAACTCTGTGCGCGGGAATCCGTAAAGAATCTGTTGGTAGGCAGCCTGCGGAGGCATAGGGCGCATACCGCGGTCATCGAGCATTGGCTTAATCGTTGAGCCATCGAGAATTTGGAAGCCGTACAAGTCCCCGCCGACAGTTTTCTGTGGCCAGATAGCCCACGCATCGAGGACAAGGATTTCCTCTAGCGACATCATCATCCAGTCAATAAAGGTCAGTCCGTTAGCGCGGTCAGGGTTTTCCCAGAAGGTACGCATACGATAAATCTCGTCCGAGAACTTGGCGCGAGCCTGAGACATAGCGCGAACATGATCCCCGCCGATTTCCGAGATGATTTTCTCCGAGGCATCCTCAGCGATAACGATGTCCCAATCGAGTCCTGCAATTTTCGCCTTTAATACTTCGATACAACGGCGCACGATGTCAATCTGCTCAGCCGCGCCACGGAGGGTCTTGAACTGGACGAGCTTCTGCTCTGTGCCAATGTTGAGGTTTTGCGCTACCTGATATTCATAGCGGCGTGGGTCTGGGCGGCCGTCTGGACGAAGTGGGTTGATAGCGCCGGGCAAGATGGGCTGACCGGGGCCGAAGGGAACGCCGGACATAAGAGGATTACGCAGGAGAGGTGTTTGCTGGCCGTAAGTCTGACCTTGGTGCTGTGCATCGCGCATTTGCTGTTCGGTCATTACTACTGACCCGGCGGGTAGATTGCTTGGCGCTTTTTCAATTTGCTGTGCTACGGCTTTTGCTAGACGGTCAATTAGACCCATGGTCTCTCCTTGTTAGCGCCTCTTGTGGATCAGGCTGGTGTAATGATAGCGGTTATTCTATGGCCCTTAGTAGTAGAGAAGGACTGCGCCGCCGCCGCCTGAGCCAGCCGTACCAAGTGTGGAAGCTGCACCGCCACCACCGCCGCCTAAGCCGCCTTTACCACCATCGTTTCCAACTGTAAATGAACCGTTTGGATAACCACCAGCAAAACCAGCACCTAAAAATCCCGCGCCGCCGCCGCCGCCGCCATGCGTTAGACCAACTCCAGAATCACCTGTACCGCCTGCGTAAAAATCTCCAGTACCACCAGCACCACCTGTGCCTGTGCCAGATGTTCCTACTGCACCGCCACCGCCGCAGATAAGCCCTCTAGCGCCAACAGAGGCAGTAAGTGTGCCTGTTGTATTTGAGTTACCACTTCCGCCACCCGATGAAACTCCAGCAGCATCTCTGCCGCCTGCATAACTTACGCTAGTAATACCAACCGAAGGTGCGCCAGTATAAGAAATGGTAGAAGAACCATTAGGTGTTGCCGTAATAGCACCCGCCGCACCGCCTGCACTTGCAGAATTTTGTCCACCTCCGCCGCCGCCAGCCATCACCATTCCGTAGATTGATGAGTTGCCGTTGTTGCCAGCCGCCGAAGTATTTGTTCCCACACCACCCGCACCAACTGTTACGGTGTTTGAGATGTAAGTCCAGCCAGCGGAATATCCACCTGCTCCACCACCACCGCCACCACCTGTGGTTTGCGTAGAACCTGCTCCACCCCCACCAATCACAATTGCATACACGCGTTGAATACCTGCTGGAATAACTGATGAACCTGTAGCAGTACCCATAACACCACTACCCGTAATTGTTTGTTGCAGCTTTAGGCCGTAAGGAGAATCAGTAAAGGTTGAGTTGTTATAGATCGATACGCTCATAGTTGTCTCCTAGTAGAAAAGGTAAAGTAGTCCTGCGCCGCCGACACCAACACCTGCGCCTGTACTACCGCCACCGCCACCACCGCCAAGCCCACCAGCGCCACCAGTAGTACCAGAAGCGTTACCGCCGTTGCCTGCTATACCTGCTCCACCGCCACCTGAAACACCACCTCCATTTGTGCCACCCGTAGTAACTGCGCCAGTCAAAATGTTTATTCCGTTACCACCAGAACTACCGTTTTTTGTACCAGTAGTAACACCCGCACCACCGCCACCGCCACCTGCTAAACCTGAACCGCCTGTACCACCTGTATTTGTTTGAGAACCTGTGAGATACGCAGAACCAGCACCACCACCTGAAATACCATTGCCACCATTGCCACCAGTAGAAACAGTAGCGCTGGTATTTCCATAACCACCGCCGCCGCCTGCGCCGTTTGTACCATTGACTGAAGTAGCAGTTCCCGCTGCACCGCTTGGTATTCCCCAATAATTAGTGGCACCCGTAGAAACTCCACCACCGCCTGCACCGCCTAAAGTGCCGGGGTTTGTTCCACCTCCGCCACCGCCAGCGATGATGTTTCCATAGCGAGTGTATCCACCAGAAGCGTTACCAGTTTGTCCGCCAGTTCCAACTATGCAAGATGATGATGCAATAGTCCAACCCCAAGCAATACCACCTGCGCCACCACCTGTGCCAGCACCAGCAGCGTTTGTACCACCCGCACCCCCACCACCAACTGCAATCGCATACACGAATGTAATACCAGCAGGGATAGTGACGGATGTATCGCCAGCATTTTTAGTCTGTTGAAGGCGTAAGCCATAAGGCAAAATGAAATGAGTATTGGCAAATGGCGTAGTGTTGTCGCCTTGCATACCGCCTGATACGGGAGAGCCAGCTTG